ATATGAATATTGGGAATATTGTATCATCTTCTAAAATTAATGAAGATAATTTTAAGTTATTTGATGAAATTGAATCAGTAGATAATTCTTTACCTACACTTATTGTTGGTTGGAATAAAACTAAAGAAATGTTTGGGGATAAGGTATCCATTTTAAATAAACAAATCAGTGATAATTTATATTGGACATTCTCAACTACCGAAAGAAGGGTGGACTATGATGATGATATTATAACATTTAAACAGGAATGTTATAATAATTTCGGGAGTGAATTGTCGTATGTTTATATTGACCCAATACATGATAAACCTAAAAAGATTAAAAAAATATTAAAAAAAATCTATTCATTAAGCGAATCTATTTCATATTTTACTGATAAAAATATGTTATATATCTTAGGTGAAAATATCGTTTTTGGTGTAAATTTAGAAGTTACAGAGTTTATAGGGATAAGTACCAATAGTATTATAACAAGAGTAGTTAATTTAAGAAATAGCGTTTTAATCGATAATGAAATATTTAATAAATGTAAGGAATTTATAAAAAAACTAGATAATGAGTATAAACTAGTTCCTTATGTTGTTAAATATGGAAAATACTACTAAAATAATTACATTAGCTTCGTTTGTTTTAAACGATAAAATAGATAGTTTTAAAAAATATCTGTATAAAAGATTTAAAGTACCAAACGAAAGGGTTTTCATATATGATATAGATGAAGATTCAGAAAAGAAGGTTATAACCTTTAGGGTGTATGTTAGAGATGGTAAAAGGGTTAATACAAGTTCTTTCTTCCCCACCACAATAATAGTTCATAAAAAGGGTGAATGTTTTTATACGATAAATGCGCTAAATAAATTGATTGAAAAAGAAACTGGAGGTGCAGCTGGAAATATTAATTATAAAGATTATCAGGTAGAATGGGATAATTATCAAGGAAAAATTTTAATCGTAAAGGCAGGAGAATTATCAATAATGAACATTAATCGTAATTTTTCTTAAGAACATGATATTTATAAATAAACCAATTATTATGGAAGATAAAAACATAAATAAAAACAAAAAAGATTTGGACTCTAAATTGGATGCCTTTTTAGAGGAAGAAAAAGAAGAAAAAGAGTGTGTTGGTGAAGAATGTTTAATTAATGATGGTAAAGAAATTGTTGAGAGAGTGAATAAAGTTTATAAAACTACCGATGGTAGACAATTATTAATGTAATTGAAATGAGTAAAAAAAATCTATTAAAAGAAGAATTAAATCGACACATGCAACTTTTGGAGTATACATTCTATATGCCTGAAGTGGAAAATGACGATGAAGAAGATAACTTATTGTTTGATAATTCAGTCAATTTATATGAGCAAGATCCAATACCGGGTGTTGATACACCTGAAGAAGGTAATGAAGAAGGTGACCCATTTGCTACACCTGAAGAAGGAGCATTACCAGAAGAAGGTGCGGAAGTTGACCCATTTGCAACACCAGAAGCAGGTGGTGAATCAGAAACAGAACCAGATATTGACCCATTTGCCGCTGAAGGTGAAGGTATGGAGGTTGCTGATGAATTTGCAACTGAAGAACCTGCTGATGAGGAAACAGTTGAGGTAGAGGTTACAGATATAGTTGATAAAGCAGAAGAAACAAGAACAGAAATCGAAGGTCTTACATCCAAAATGGAAGAATTAATGGGTAGTTTTAGTGAGTTATCTGATCAAGTAAGTGGTATGGATCAAGTTATTGATAAGATTGATGGTTTAGAAAAAGAAATTGAAAAAAGAAACCCAACCCCAGTAGAAAAATTAGAAATGAGGTCTATGGATTCATTCCCTTATAGTGTTAAATTAACAGATTATTGGGAAGATAAAGAAGGTTATGACACAGGAGAAGGAAATGATGAAGAGGAATACGTAATAACTAAAAAAGAAGTAGACGATTACAGCTCATCCGCTATAAGACATTCATTTGATTATGATGTCAATGCGGAAGACGATGAAACCTATTAAGTTATTTCCCTCGTTTGACAAATTAACCTATAATGTATAAATTTATACTATTATAGGTTTTTTTTTGTTGACTTTTTAAATAAAAACGATTATAATTGTTTAGTTAGAAAAAATAATTTATTAATTAATTAAAAAAAAAATAAGATGAGTAAAACAACATTAGAATCAATTTTATCACAATACGAAAAAAATAGTGATGGTGGTAAAAAACCAAAAGTATCCAATGAGGATAGGTTAAAAAAGTATTTCACAGAAAAACTTAAAAAGGGTGAAAATAACACAACTAAGTCATTTAGAATTCTTCCAGGAAAAGAAGGAAGTTCTCCATTTGATGAGCTTTATCTTCACGAAAGAGAAGTGAACCATAGATATGAAAAAATTTATTGTAATAAATTAAATGATGGAGAACTTTGTCCTTTATGTGAAGCTGAGGAAGCTTTAAAAATGGATGGTAGTAAGAAAGCCAAAGATATGGCGAAAGAATACACACCACGTAAATGGTATGTAGTTAAAGGTATTGATAGAGATAATGAAGATCATGGTGTTAAATTCTGGAGATACAAGCATAAATATACTGGTGACGGTGTTCAAGATAAATTAATGCCTGTATTCAAACTGAAAGGTGACATTACAGATGCTAGAGAAGGTCGCGATATTGTTATCACAACAAATCGTAATGATAAAGGACATTCTGTTGTTAGCTCTATAATGGCGGATGATGTTAGTTTATTAACATCCGACACAGAAAAAGCCAACGCTTGGTTTAATAACGAAGAAACATTTAGAGATGTTTATTCTAAAAAATCACCAGAATGGTTAGATATAGTAGCAAAAAATATGACACCTATTTGGGATTCGGGTCTATCTAAATACGTTGCAGAAGAAGAAAAAGAAGAAACGGAAACTGCATCATTAGAAGATGAAATTAATTTACTTAAAAATGATGTGGTTACAAATACATTAGAAAATGATGGTGATGGGGTTGATACAACCACACTTGAAACTAATGATGATGAACTACCATTTTAAAAAAGTGAATTAATATGGCAAAGAAACCAATTAAGAAGAAAAAGACTGATTTTTCTAACATCAGAAAAAAGTTTTCATCCAAGGAAAAATATAAAGAACAGAAATATTTTGACTTGGGGGAGGCTTTCCAAAAAGCAACAGGTATTCCTGGACCAGCTATGGGTCAAATTAATATGATGTTAGGGCATTCAGATACAGGAAAGACAACTGCACTTATACAAGCCGCAGTCGATGCACAGAAAAAAGGTATCTTACCGATATTCATTATTACTGAACAAAAATTTAGTTTTGAACACGCTAAACAAATGGGTTTAAAAACTGATTATGTGGAGGAAATAGATGAAACAACTGGTGAAGTTACTGGTTATTGGGATGGATTTTTGTTATATAAATTAGGGTTTGATTATATTGAACAAGCCTTTGAATATGTAACAGAAGTTCTAGACGGGCAAAAAGAAGGTGAGATACCACACGATATATTATTTTGTTGGGACTCTATAGGTACTATACCTTGTAAAATGAGTTTCGATGGAAAAGGTGGAAACCAACATACTGCTAGAACTATTTCAGAAAAATGGGGAATGGGTATGGCTCAGAGGATTACTTCTTCAAGAAAAGAATCCTCCCCATATACGAACACTATGATTTTCGTAAACCAACCTTGGGTAGAGTTACCAGATAATTCATTTGGTCAACCAAAAATACAACCCAAAGGTGGTCAATCAATTTATTTATCCTGTGCCTTAGTATTCCTATTTGGGAATCAAAAAAATGCTGGAATATCAAAACTATCTGCCACCAATAAAGGTAGAAAAGTTAATTTCGCCATTAGAACTAAGGTTGGTATACATAAAAACCATATGAATGGGTTAGGATACGCTGATTGTAGGATATTAGCCACTACACATGGATTTATTGAAGATGATAAAAAAGCCATAGAAGATTATAAGGGAGTACAAAAAGAGTATTGGTCAGAAATTTTTGAAAATGTAGGTGATGGTATAGTAGATTTTGAGATAGAAGACGATGAAAACTTTATTGAGGCACCTGTTGATTACTCTGATGATTGATTTTAGTATTAATCTTATAATAGTTATGGAGAGTGCCAAAACCAACTAAAACAAAAAAATACACACACACCTTATTAGTAGATGGAGATTCATTATTGAAAACCGCCTATCATGGAGCAAAAGACCTTTATAATAAAGGTAACCATATAGGTGGTATTTTTCAGTTCTTAACTATGTTAAGAAAAGTTATTAATGAAAATCGTTTTGATAAGGTTTTTATATTTTGGGATGGTCAGTTTAGCGGACGTTTGCGTCATGAAATTTATAAAGAATATAAGGCTAATAGAGAAAAAGATTTCTATAATCATCGAGAACCCAAAGACCCTGATCTATACATCCAAAAACATAGGGTATCCCAATATTGTGAAGAATTATTCATACGGCAATTTCAAGATGAAATAATTGAGGCAGATGATTCTATAGGGTATTATTGTTCTAATATAGAAGATGATGAAAAAGTTGTGATAATCTCTAACGATAGAGATATGTGTCAACTGATAGATGATAGGGTAGCAATATATGTCATTAACCTTAGAAAAATCATAAGTAAGTATAACTATTGTGAACATTTTAATCACCATTATACTAATGTTAAATTAGTAAAAATATTGTCTGGAGATGCTAGCGATAATATAAAGGGGATACAGGGTGTTAAAGAAAAAACACTTATAAAGTATTTTCCTGAAATTTGTAAAAAAACTTTGACATTAAAAGATATTATTAGTAAAATTGAAGTATTACAAAACGAAAGAAAAACAAGATTGAAAACATTAGATAACATAAAAAATAAAGTTACGGTTGGATGTCAGGGTGAGGATATCTTTGAAATTAATGAAAAGATTATAAACCTAAGAAAACCATTATTAACAGAATCAGCGAAAGAACATCTTAATAATTTATTTGTCTCACCTATTGACCCAGAAGATAGAACAACAAAAAATGTTATTAAGATGATGTTAGAAGATGGAATAATAATGGCAATACCCGGTGGAAGAGATGGTTATATAAATTTTTTAAAACCATTTTTAAGAATAATAAAAAAAGAAAAAAATTTCTTTAATATAAGCAAAAAATAAAATACTATGAAAAAGAATTATGAAAATCTCCCGTATGAATTTTTATTATTAATTAATGACAAACCAATAGTTGGTAGAAATTTTTCTATAAGAGGATTTAATAGTGATAGTTTAAGATCACTTGAATTAAAAGAGGTAATAGATGATGCGGTAAACATAATAAAACGCCAATTTAGATCAAAAACATCGGATTACCTTTTTAAATATTATAATCCTTACTTCGCTTATTCGGATGTTGTTGTTGATACTGAACCACATAAAGTAGATATTTACGCAAATGAAGACATCTTCACATTACAAATAAAAGTAAAGGGAAATGTCGTAATACAAAAGATTTTTTCTGGGAATCATTACCCCCCAAAAGTAAGGTATGATGTAGACATAAGAAAAAATATTCCCGATATCATAGCTACAATACAAAATGGGTTAGTTCAGAAAAATTATACAAAAGAATTGTGCGGTTACGCGCTTTAAAGGATATATATTAATATAGTAAATTATAAAAAATATGACTAAAAAAAATAGTGTAAATTTAGGTTACTTAGGTTTTAATTTTCAGATAAAATTAGTCAAACAGTTAATAGAAGATATAAAATTTTCAGAAGAAATAATGGACATTGTTAGTCCACAATATTTCGACAATGAATACCTTAGATTAGTTGTTGCTAGTGTGAAAGATTATTATGAAAAGTATGAAACGATACCTACATATGAAACAGTTTTTGAAATTATTAGGGTAGACATTAAACGAGAAATTGTTAGGGATTCTGCTATTGAAATAGTGAAAGATGTCAAAAATGGTGATAGCAAGGATTGTTTACATATCCAAGATACTGCACTTAAGTTTTGCAAACAACAAGAACTTAAGAAGGCAAATCAAAAAATTCAGAAGATATTAGAGTTAGGGGATTTCGATAGGTATGATGAGTGTGAAGAGATATTAAAGGGTGCTTTATCCGTTGGTGGTGAAAAAGATACAGGTATCGATGTATTTCATGCCATAGAAGATGTGTTAAGTGATGATTTTAGGTCACCGATTGCCACAGGTATGATTGCTATAGATAACTTAATGGATGGTGGTTTATCTAAAGGAGAATTGGGTGTTATATTGGCCCCGTTCGGTGTTGGTAAAACTACTTTGGTAACTAAAATGGCAAATAACGCATATAATTTAGGTTATAATGTCGTACAAATATTTTTTGAAGATAATCCAAAGGTTATACAAAGAAAACATATAACGTGTTGGACAGAAGTACCGTTAAGTGAACTAACGGAAAACAGAGAAGAAATTAAAAAAGTAATACCCAAATTTAAATCAAAAGAGGGTAGTTTAATTTTAAAGAAAATGCCCAGTGATGGTACAACAATACCAAAAATAAAACAATATTTAAAAAAATTAACATCTAATGGTACTAAACCAGATATAGTTTTTATTGATTATATGGATTGCGTAGCTCCAACTAAACAATTCAAAGATGAGTGGAGTGGTGAAGGAAATGTGATGAGACAATTTGAAACTATGATTACAGAATTAGATGTTGTTGGTTGGACAGCAATACAGGGTAATAGAAGTTCTATCGGAGCATCTGTAGTAGAAGCGGATATGATAGGGGGATCAATCAAAAAAGGTCAGATAGGACACTTTATAATATCAATTGCTAAAACATTGGAACAAAAGGAAGCCGGAACCGCAACTTTAGCAATATTAAAATCTAGGTTCGGGAAAGATGGGGTATTATTCGAAGACATATTATTTGATAATGGCACATTAAAAATTGACACTGATATATCTAGTGATGTTTCTTTTTTGGACTTTGAAAAAGGTGAAGAAAAGAAAAAATCTAATTTAGTTATTGAGGCGATGAGGAAGAAAAAACGAGTTTTCGGGGAACAGTAAGTTATTGTTTAACTTATTAAAAAAATTTTATTAATGATTAATTTTGTTAAGTGAATTAACACCCCCTAATAAAAAGAAAAAAATAGTAAATATGGATGTAACAAACAAAATATTATCAGACATTACAGTGTATATGAAATACGCTAAATACTTACCAGAATTAAATAGAAGAGAGACGTGGGAAGAACTGGTTACGAGAAATAAGAATATGCACATTAAGAAATATCCTGAATTAAAAGATGAGATAGAGGAAAAATATAAATTTGTATACGATAAAAAAGTATTACCATCTATGAGGTCAATGCAATTCGCTGGTAAGTCCATTGAGATATCACCTAACAGAGTTTATAACTGTGCGTTTTTACCTATTGATTCAGTAGAGTCGTTTAGTGAGACAATGTTTTTACTTTTAGGTGGAACAGGTGTTGGGTACTCAGTACAAAAACATCATGTAGAGAAACTACAACCAATAAATAAACCATATAGTAAAAGAAAAAGAAGGTTCTTAATTGGGGACTCAATCGAAGGATGGGCTGACTCAATTAAAGTATTGA